AGTTAAGAAGATCGAAAGTGTCTTTAGTAGATCTATGAAAGCGGCGTCGTTCGGAGCTTGATTACCTATCGGCTGAGTAACGAAGATAAGCGCGTAAGTAATGCCCAGCGTTACGATCAAGAAGACGAATGCTAAAGTCGCGCCGATTATAAGAATGAGCTGCGCGTGGACTTCTTCTGGACTACGGCGTCGTGTGTGTCTCATGTGATACGTCTCCAAGGACGTCTTTAGTACACGTTCCAGTAGGGACGCATTGTGGCGGCTTGCATTCTGGTTTTTCCCAGTTTTCGTATTCTTGGCATTCATAACGAATCCACCCTTGATAACCACAAGCGGAAAGCCCAGCCGAAAGGACTAAGGCCAGACTTCCCGCGAGTAGTTTCCGAGTCACTTCCCCGATAACCCGAAAGCTGTGTCTTTAGGATTAAGCCAGCGTAGGATTACAGGCAGAACGGCGGCAAGGCCCGCCATGCCGATCGCCTTCGGTTCTGTCACTCCCGCCATGTATACAGCTATAGACGCAGCTAAGAAGCTACGCGCCCAGCTTGCGAGTAATGGTTTTAAGTTTTCCATCTTTCTTCTCCTTAATCTTCGGCTTGGCTGCCGACTGAGTAGGTACTTCGACGACTGGATAATCGCCAGCATAAGCCACGAACTTAGGACGTCCGAAGCCTACGACTTCTTTACCGCTCCCGAATGCGCGTTCTTTAATCATTACCATTCCGCCGTTACGTTGGTCGCCAGTTCCCGAAGTGTTACCTTCGATCGTGATAACCGTTTTCGCTTTAATTCCCACGACTATTCCGATGTGGCTAATACGGTCGACTCCATCATGCGGAAAGTCCATGAATGCAAGATCGCCGATCTTCGGCTCTGATTCTACCCAGCGGCTTACTTCTTTAAGCTTATGCGCGCCCGCAGCTGTAGACACCATCGACGGAAGCTTTACGCCCGCTTCATGGAAGCACCAGTTAACGAAAGATCCGCACCAAGGTAATCCGTCGGCCTTCGTAAACTTTCCGTACTTCGTAAGGTTATCGCCTTCTTCTACAGTGCCGACTTCTTTAAGTGCTACTTCTACGACTGCCGCAGCTGTTCCGATTGGGTAACTCATAGACCTAAAGCCGACTTTAACTCTTCGACCGAAAGTCCGACAGAAGCTAACTTCTCCGCGATAGTTACTTCTTTAACTGGACTTGGATTAACCCAAGAAGAATCGGCGACATGATCGTCGATGAATGATTCTAAGGTTTTCTGGGCAACACTTGATTCGATGATGAACGTACCATCTGGCTCCGAGACGATGTTTAGATCGACTTTACACTCATGGCCTAATTGGTCGATGTTGATCTCTTTAGTCGTAATTACTTTACTCATGTTTACACCTTTATTCCGAAGATAGAAGATCCAGCCTTGACAGTTGTCGAGTTTGCGCTGCTCGTGTTTTGTGCCCATTGGAATTGAAGATCTCCAGCTGTAGCACCATTTGCGATCGTTCCGTAAAGCTGTATCGCTCTATTATTAGCGTCTACGAATAGATCCGCACTAACGCCCGATGTATTAACAGAAGTTAAAGTCGTAGCAGCCGCCGCGTTGAAGATCACTTGGCTAGAAGACCAGAGAACAGTCGATCCAGCTGGGCCAGCGCACGTTACTTTAATGTCTGGAGTTCCATCGGCCGCATAAGTGAACAGCCATAATTGGAAGATGTAAGTCTCATTAGCTGCAACAGCGAACTTTAAGTGTGTGTCGTTTACTAAAGTAGTGCTACTCGTAACTGACTGATCCGCTGACTTACGGACCGTCTTAACAGTTGCGCCCGCTGGAAGTGTTTCCCATGCTGGCGCGCCGCTTGTTACCGTTAGAACCTGACCAGTGCTTCCGATACCTAAGCGATCGAAAGTTCCCGAACCTGTTCCCTTAATTAAGTCGCCAGCTGTGGTAATTGCCGTAGCCATAGAGTTAGTAATAGTTACTGCGCCAGAAGTTCCACCGCCTGAAATACCTGTTCCAGCTGTAACCGCTGTGATGTCGCCGACGTCGTTTGTGATCCACGTAAAGTCCATGTTCGTATTAGAGTTTTTGGAAAGTATCTGGCCAGTAGTGCCACCCAGAAGATCGCCCATAGACGTATCTATGGCGTTGCCAAGCGTACGAATCGCAGCTGCGCCGTCTTTTACGAGACTCGTGTCGTCGGGTTCTTGCCAGCCAAACAGTGGACTAGTTGCCATTTTTGCTCCTTTATGCGACTACTGTCGCGTTGTTCCAGATAAGTGTAGAAGATAAAGTATTCCAGCTCTCGGCGACACTCACGTTCTCCCACTTCATCGACTGCAAGCTGAAAGCCGTAGGACTGAGAGTAAGAGTTAGGTCGAGTCTGTTTACTCCAGCCGAGAATCTCCAGCCTTCGACGAAGCCTTGAAAGCGTCCTAACAAGATGTTCGGCGGAAGATTGTTTATGTCTAAAGGTAAACCGATAAACACGTTTAGAAGCGCGTCTCGATCTGAGTCGTCTATGTTGCTATTGGCCAGCGTGTAAGTGATCGCTTGGAACTGGGCCTGTGGAAAGGCTCGTATTCCTAAATAGAACTCGGCCTGAAACTCTGCGTCGGCGGCGTTATGTAAGGTCGTCGGAATTGTGTGAGCTTGTTGTCCATAGATAGCGATGGACTGAGTATTACTAGCCGATTCTTCGCCGCCGTTATTGTATTGGACTGTTACGTTATTGCGAACGTCTGAGATTCTTTTAATAGTTGCGATCGAAGAAGTAAGAGCGTCTTGGGCTGAGATAACGGTATAGCCATTACTAGCTAGATACGCGCTGCGATGAGTTGAATCTGCGTAACCGATTCGACCGGCCGAATCTTCGTAGATGTAACCGAGTCCAGAATTAGCCAGAGAACTTACTAAAGAATACACGTCTGTAATAGAAGCCGAACGAGCTGCCAGTTCATAATCACCCGCTCGATCTATCTCTCCCAGTCCTACGTTCTCCGCGTTAGCCCATGTTGTCGTAGCGTCATAATTAGCCCACGTTACAGCGGGAGCCACTTCGTTCCAGTTATTAAGAAGCAGTTCTGAGAGAATTGTGTAGATCTGATTGCCATCGAAGTCTTTAGATAAGACGCCTTCTGTAAGACTTACTGGAAGTTTGGATAAGGCTCCAAGAGCTGTTAGACGGATAATCTGATTCGATTGCGTTCCGCTGCTATTGACGACCGAAACTTGAATGTCTGTAACGTCTCCGCCGAATAAATTAACAAAAGTTCCCGTAGAGTCTTTAACTCTAATCAAGACGTTATCGTTCACGTCGATAGTAAGCGGAGATTCGTCTAGATTAAGAATCTCTAAAGAACAGTAGCCCGCTCTAGGCTGGGAGTAGATGTCTGTACGGCCCGAAGTGATCGAGACGTTCGTTAGAGTAAGATTCGTGTATTCGGTTCCACCGTTTATCTGGATCGACCATTCGGGAGTCCAGACGCTCATTAGACGCTCACTAGTGCGTTATAGCCACCGCCGCCGCGAGCAGCTGAACGGTTAAGAATGTCTACTATAGTTCTAGCCGTACCTTCTGCGTCTATTGCGCCGTTTACAGTGATGTTAAAGACGTTGGCCCCTGATCCGCCGAGACGATTGTTTGGAGTAATCATTCCGCTAGTGTTTGGCGTGAACAGTTCTGGGCCACGCTCTCCGACTAGGTAAGAAGTGCCGCCCGCGACTGGGCCGCCCTTGGCTTTAGCACCGCCTAACTTTCCGATGATAGTTCCCACGACTCCAGCTTGTCCCAAGAATAAACTTTTATTCTCGTTGACCAAGTTAACGATGTTCGTCATCTGTTTATAAGCCTGAGTCAAGAATCCGACTAGCTGCGAGAATCCCGTAATTAAAGTAGCGACTAAGTTACTTATGCCCATGAGTGCGAGCTTTAAGTTATTGCCAAGGATAGGCGCGAAGTATTTACTAATAAACTCGAAGATGTTTTTAAGTAATTGCAAGAACGGAGCTAACTCTGTGGAGTTCTCGGCGACCGCTTTCTTGATTGTATTGAATGCGTAACTAAGACCTTCGAGAACTGGGCCGATTACTTTACCGATGGCTGGAATAACTGTGTCATAAAGGAAAGTCCACCAAGCGCGTAAGATTGGAAGTAAGTCGTCTCTTATGGCTCTAAAGATTGCGCCGAACGCTGGCCCTAAAGTTTTACCTAAAGTTTCCGCTACAGCTGTGATCGCTGGAATGCCTTTATCTACGAAGCTAGAGACTAAGGGAGTAATAGCGTCGAGAATGTAAGAACCTACAGTCTCTTTAGCCTCATCGAATGCAACAGTAAGACGGGCCATCTTGCCTTGGAATGTGTCGGCTTGGATCGAGGCTTGCTCGTCGAAAGTAGCCGACAGCGCGAGCATGGCAGCGTCGAAGTCTTTAGTCTTTAGAATCGTCTCGTCGATTGGAACGCCAAGCTTCTTTAGAGCTGCGAAGTTCCCGTCGTATGCCTTGGCTAACGCTTCTGAAACCGCGGATAAACTTTTCCCAGTGCCCGCACTAACGTCTAGCGCGATCTGTTGAAGTCTCTGGGCTTCCGTAACGTCCTTAGTGGACCGAATTAGGCGATCAAGGCTCGGCCTAAGATCGTCGTCCGTTACGCCCGTAGCTAGAGAAGTTTTAGTTATGTAAGCCTCGGTAGCCTGAATCTGGGCATTAGTCGCGCCCGTAACGTTCTGTAATGTAGTCGCGAGCTTGGCCTGAGCCGCTTCATCTGCGATGGCAGACTTAACGCCGTCGATAAGTAACTTTCCAGCATAAGCCGCAGCTGCCGCGCCAGCTAGTGCGAACGCAGCTCCAGCCTTCTTAGCGAAGTCTCCGACTTTAGATCCGAATCCTTCGACTTCATTCTGCGCGCCTTTAACGCCCTTCTTTAATTCGTCGAAGTCGGCGTCGAAAGTAATCTTTATCTTCGGAATGCCCGCCATTACTTTAGCCTCAATTCATTAGCGATCTGTTGCACCATAAGCGAATACTCGCGCGCTACTACTGGAACGTAGAAGTCTACAGCGGGAGCGATCCAGTAGCCTCGCTTGTTATAAGGTGTCTTAAAGCGATTCGTAAACACGCGACCGATAGAGTCGACGCCACCATGAGAACCAAACTCGGTTCCCCATAACAGCGCGCCCGCTGGCGCAGCTTGTCGCTTAACTTTATTACCCTTGCCACTTTTAGAAGCTTCGCCGCCATAAGGACGACCTACCTTCTTAGGGCCGCCGATGTCGACGCGAACAAGACGATCGCGTGGAGTCTTAATCGTCTGAACTACGAGCTTCGTCTGTGGAGCTGGAGCGGATAAACCGCTCATCATTAACTGGCCCGCTAACCGCTGAGATAAAGGCTGCGCGCGATCTCTAACGAGTTGTTGATACTCGGCTGGGAATGAACCCAGTAAACCTAGAAGATTCTTAAACTCGTAAGGATCGACAGTAATAGCATAAGTGCCGCGGCCGCTTTTATCTGCCATTCTGCCTCTCCAGAATCTCTATTCCTGTAAGAACGTCTTCTGCCGTCTTCCACTCGCTCATCGGGATTCGACTAGCGATCGCTAACTCTATGAGTGCGCGGTTTAAGCTTCCGACGGGCCAGCTTTTGGGTCTGACTTCTTACTAGTAATTCCTTCAACAGTCTCCACCCAGATCTCGAAAGGCTTTACAGGATTCCCAGCTGCTTCGCGCTTCATAGCGTGATAAGCCAAGAATGTAAGCCCTTCGAGTCCGAGTTTAGATTCTGCTTCGTTCACTGTTGCATTGAACTTACGCTCCCACTTAACCCATTCTGGAACTGCCGCCACGTAAGTAGCTTCTTCTCCTGATAGGTACTGGACTTCTAGTTCTAGCTTCATTTTTGCTCCCGATTCTTTTCTTAACTAAAGGTTTCTGTAGGTGTTCCCACGACTGTAAAGCTCATGCTAACAGTCTGAGCGTCTGGCGATGATCCGCCCACGCTTGGAAAGATTGGTAGAACGTTGAACGCGAATACTGCGCCTGTTACAGCTGTAAGCGATACCGCCATAGTCGTATTAGGACTTGTCTCCGCAGCTGCCCATAGAGCTTCGCAGAGTGAACCTGTTGCGCCCCAGTCTGCAAGCATTTCGACGTCGAATGTCCACTGCTTATCTACGGACTTATACGCTGGGCCGTTTAGCGTCATGTAACGATCTATTGTTACGTCTCCGCTTAGTGTTGCGCTTGTTGCTTGTTCATTGTAAGAAACGGTCGCGATCGTAAACGAAAGATCGCGCCCTGTGATTACGGTCGTGGCCATGTTTGTCTCCTAGTTTGTTTGTGTGTAATAAGTTGCTACTGGAATCTCTAGAGCGAGAATCTCGGAAGCTCCTACTGTGACGTTAATCGGATTCGTTAGATCTCCGACTTCATACCCTGACGGTAAAGCCGCCAGAATGCTAATAGCGAGCTGTTCGATGTTATCGAGTGCGCTCTGATTATCGTAGATCGCTACGCCTACGGTAATTACTAAATTAACTTTAAGTTTGACGTTCGCCTTGCTTAAGAAGTTAGGCTGTAAGTAGGGAGTGCTCGGAACGATCGCCGCAAATGGAACGATCGGAGCTTCTGGAACTGAGTCGTAGACGTTAGCCGCTACTCCCGCGATGGCTGTCTTTAGCGGATTGCGAACACTGGAAAGAATAGAACTGGCTGGCATTATCCGACCATCGTCTCGACGTCGATGTAATTACCAAGAAGCCCGATTACGCGATTAAGTAATGATCGGCCCATTCGGTACGGAGTCGAAGCGAAGTCGACGCCTTCGATCTGGCCGCCCGCAGCTGTGCGAGATTGGAAGACTTCAATAGATACCGCGTAGATCGCGGATTCGATGGAAGAGTTCCCTACGTAAAGAGTCGCGGCAGAATAGCCGCTAAGAGTTGCACTTCCGTTAGGAATAATCTGGCGACGTGTTACGTCCGAAGATGTAAGAGCGGCCGAGAATGAAGTATCTGTAATTTTTGTAACTGTGTGCGTAGCAGTGAATGGAGCTGGGAGGCCAGCTACGACGATCGACTGTCCTACGACGAAAGTGTGAACGCGACGAGTGTAGAAGATCGCTACGTTATCTTTTAATTCGTACTCGACTACAGCTGTCGAGTTCTGAACTAGTAAAGGAAGAATCGCTTGTTCGGCTGTGTCGATGATGTCATCGAGATAACTGTCTGAATAAAGGGAAGAGCTAACGCCAAGGACGGATCGCAGCTGTGAGGCTGTAATGATTGCTGGCACGTTAGCTCTTCCCTTCTTCTGCTCGACTAGCTCGGGAGCGAACTAGTCGATGATTGACTTTAGGCGATTACGCCTTGTTATTCTTGAATGCGCCCGCTGCGATCTTGGTCGCGAGTGCGCCGTAACCATAGTAGCCGACAGTAATTTGGCCAGAAGCGATTACGTCTGCACGTAGGCGGAACGTAGGTCCTTCGTACCATGTGTAAGCGTCTGGGTTAACGACAAGAATAGTTCCATCGCCATCGCCGCCGTTAGTTGGATCTACGTATAGATTCAAGCCCGCGATGTTTCCAGTAAGTGAAGTAGGTGTAGCGGATCCTGCTTGGTTGCTTGGGTTTGTAACTTGTCCGTAAATTGGACGCCCAGCGTCGTTTAGTGTCATCGCGTTTGACCATTGGCCTGTAGACATGATGATGTTACGAGCGAATGGATTAGGAAGACCAGCTGTAGCTCCGTAAACAGAAGCAGCTCCGCGAGCTACGATTCCAAGAAGCTCTGTAGCTGTTGGATAAGTAACTGTAGTAGTGGCGTCTGCTGTAGCTCCTGAGATTAGAAGACCATTAACGTAAGCGTTTTCTGCCTTTGCCTTGGCTGCTGCCATGTTGCGAATTAGTTCGTCAAAGAACGCTGGAGAAGTACGATCTAGAAGCTCGACAGAGAATGTCTGCTGTCCAGCGAACTTCTTAACGTCTACAGTGATGAACGCTGAGTTTTGATCTGTATCTGATGGAGTTCCTTCTTCTGCTGTTACCGAGACAGTTGGCATCTGGGTAATTTTTGGGATCTCGAAACTGAGGCCTGCGTCAGGCAAACTCCCGCGGCTTACTGCATCTATGCTGGGTCTAATTAGGGTACCGAGTCCATTAACTACTTCTGCCATCTGGCGAGTAGGTACTAGGCCCGCGTTATCTGTGGTGTTATCCGCTGCGAGAACGTACTGGCGAGCTTGATCGTCGCCCATCGCTGCGCGAATGGTGTTTTCCACGTACTTAGCAGCTGTGAACTCTAAGCGTGGCTTGGTGAATGATCCGCCTACGATTGGCTTCGCTGCGGCTGTGATTGACTGAGCAGCTTCGACCGTCTCGACGGTTTCCGCGTTTGTGACGGTGTTGTCCACTTCGTCTCCTTCTGTTGTTGGTGTTACTTCCTCTTCCACTGTGGAATCGGAAAGTTCGTCGGCGACTTCTTCGCCTTCTGTTGCAGCTACTTCGCTAACTCGCGCGGATCTAACCGCTGGCTCTGTTACGAGTGCGACTCCAGTTAATTCTCCAGCAAGAACGCGCATAACGCCGTCTTTCTGCATGATGTAATCATCGACTGCTAATTCGATAGAGAATCCATCGCGTAATCCGTCCATCGCTTCTGTAAGTGCGTCGGTTCCCGCTGTCGTGTTAGTAATCTTAAACACTGCGTCGATCGAATCTTCGTTTAGTGTCATGTCCATAGTTTTACCGATTGGACGAGTGCGATCGTGTTCTAAATTAAGTTTTACACTAGCTGGAGCGATTGAACCTTTTGCGAATACGACTCTTCCAGTAGAAGCGTTCGCTTCTTCCTCGAATGCCACGATTCTTCCGCTGATAGTGCGAGAGTTAGAATCTGCCGCTGTTATGTTCATTGGTGTAGTTAGTTTCATAGAAGTAGATCCTCTTCTTCTCGTATCTCGTCGATCGACATGGCACCGATTCGATTAAGTATCTCGTAAACCTGCGCGCGTTCCATTGGATTACCACGTAAGAAGTCGTCTAGATCGAACTTAACGTCTTGTCCTAGTGGAGTGAAGTCGCTTAAACTCATTCGCTGTTCTATGCAAGTCATAAGAGGACGAAGTGAGTAATCGACTAAAGAACGTCGCTCTGTAACTGCATTAGAATAAGTAAAGCTATTAGGTTCTGCACTCGCGAAGTAAGCGGGTAGACCGGCCGCGCGACATAGTTCTAAAGCCAGGTATCCGCGCGCTTCATTAAGTTGAAGATTCTTAGGATCGTAACCGACTGTCTCGATAGACACGTCACCATTCAAGAATGTAACAGCTTTAGAAGTACGATTCTTAAACGCTGATACGAGTGCAGCGACGCGATCTTTCGGAAGTGCTACGCCAGAGTTCTTCAAGATAGTTTGTGGGTTCGGGTTAATTGCGAAGTCGTACGCTGTTTTTTCTAACGCCGAAGCTGCGCGAATAGTGCGACCCGCACGATTCAAGATTCCTTCGTCGAGTCCAGTAAAGACGACTAGTTCGCTTGGATCTATAACAATTCCATCAACAGAATAACCGTCGATCTCTGTACCGTTAGCGTTAGTCGTAACAGTTACGCGAACTGGATCTATTCTTTCCATCGCTTGAATACGACCAGTATCGGCGTAGCGTTGCATTACACGCGCGTAACCGTAACCGTAAAACAGAATGTCCTCGGCAAGCCATGACCAGAACGCAGACCCAGCGATTCGCGGGTCTGGCTGGTTTATAACTCTCGGCTGTTGAACCTTTTCACCTGTCGCGATGTTACGAGTGTGCATCTCGAACGACGCTAAAGTAGTGCAGATAATGTTACGCGCGCGAGCTAGTGCTGGAACGCCCATGGCTTCCGTACGACTAGCGGTTTGATTACCCATGAAGTAATAGCCGCCGAGAGAGTTAAGAGTGTTTACTGGATAAAGAGATTCCGCAGCGTCCACGCTAATAGAAGCGGGCGCAGCTGCTTCGACCTTAGATCCGAATAGATTAAGTAATCCCATGCCGCAATTCTAGAGAAGCCGTTACCGTTAACCGACCATGATGTCAAGATCCATTGGTGGGCGTGTCGCGTAATGCGTGACGAGTGCAGTCGCAACCGTCGCGCAGACAGTCGACTGAGAAGCTCTCCGTCCGATAGTCCAGCCACCATCTCCGAACGGAAGACGAGCCGCTGAGAGTATCTGCTTCGTTAACTCTGTCTGCTTCGGGTCGTGTCGTAGTCTCTTCGATGTGATCGCTCCTAACAATTCGTCGCAAGCTTGGCCATAAAGTGCGCCGTCGATGTCTGAGATAGGTATCCCAGCGGGAACTAATCGCGCAGCTATAGCCGAGGCTGTTCTCTTAGAATACGCGACCGTCTCGACTGGATACTGTTTAACGTACGGAGCGATGTCGTTCGCGATCGCTCTATCGTCTAGGTTAATCGGGTTATGCCAAGTGTGAAGAAGCTTTACGAAGAATCTTTCGTCGTCGATCTGTTGGGCCGCCACTAATGCGCAGTCGCGACGATTCGGACTTACGTCGATTCCGAACCAAGTAGTCTTTTCTGGATCAAGCTCTAAGCCATCTTCCGCGCACTGATTCCACTCTTCGGCTGGGATAGCAGCTGAGATCGTGGCAACCCAGCGACATAAGACTTCCGTCTTAACTACGTCTGGCGGATCATTAAGAACGGCGCGAATGTTATCGATGTGTACGGTGTGACCCAGCGCGGGATTGGCCATCGCCGCACCTTTCCAGAATGCGGGAGTGTCGTCGATCTTGTCGTAGTTCGATGACCATTCATAGTAAGCGATGTCGTCGCCCTTGGCTGCGCTCATTCCGCGCTCACGCAGTGAATTAAGAACTAAACTATGTTGGTCTCCTGCATTCGATAGGGTCCAGAGCTGCGGATTCTTCGCGGCCATCATGGTGTAGCGAAGCGAGGCCCACGTGGATTCGTCTTTAAGTTCTCGCGTCTCATCTACGAAGACGGTTTCGGGTTTTGAGATACCGCGCGCAGCTGAGCCGCCAGCCTTTACCATGTATCGGCCGCCTCCGTACTGGCTGAGAAGCTCGATCTCTTCTGAGCCATGCGCCCAGCGGATTCTCTTTACCTGTTTAGCCAGAGATTCGTTCTCTTCGATCATGTTAACGATGTCTCGGAAAGTCTCTAGCGATGTAGTAAGTCGATGAGCTGTTCCAATCTGGAGTCCGTTCTGCCATAAGAACAGACCAGCCAAGGCTCGAACTTTCATGAGCGTAGTTTTACCTTGCTGTCTGGCTACGACCACGCAGACCAGCGGCGAGTGCCAGCGGCCGTCTGGTTTATAACGATGAGCCTCCATCGCGACGAACTTCTGCCAAGGTAGAAGCGGAAGCTTGATGGAATCGGCGAAGTCGATTAGTTCTTGGCCTCTAGACGGTAGATCCACGAGCTTAGAGTGGATTCTGGGAGTCGGAGAGCCTAGATAGAGTCCTGTAGTTCTCTCTAAACCCGATGTAGGCCGATTAGAGACCTTTCTAGGCTTCTTGGGTCCTTTCGAGTCCACTGCGTGGCTATTCATGCTTTATCGAGTCGTTTGGTGGTGAAAGAAGACCGCGGGAGAGAGTGGCGTTCC